AACAAACAATACCTTAATCGTAGTTCAAATCGATTGTGTTTGGAACGATTCAAAATACACTGTATACGAACGACTAGACGGATTCGATAAACCGGTGCTGAAAACAAACTCTTCTAGAGAATTAATCAAATGGTTGAATAAAGGGTGGAATGAGTAATGTTTAAAGAATACAACGCACATCCAAAAGGTATCAAAACAACTGATTGTGTCGTGAGAGCAATCAGCACTGCAATGGATAAAGATTACGTGGAATGTAGAAGAGAACTCAATCAAAAGAAACGAGAATGGAGTTTCACAAGTTATAAAGATACTGAGTTTCTATACAAATACTTTGAAGGTAAACCTAGACTTATATTTAAGGCAGTAAAAGGTGAACCAAGAATTAAAGGTAGTGACTTTTGTGAACTACATCCGAAAGGAACTTATATCTTAAAGATGGCAGGCCATGTCGCAGTGTGTATCGATGGAGTGATTTTGGATACTTGGGATTGTTCATATCGTTCAGTCTATACAGCATGGGAAATAAAAAAATAGTAATTGGGAGCGTTAGGCTCCTTTTTTACTCGTTAATGGAGGAAGTTGAAGCATGCAAGTAATAACAAGTGAATCAGTGTTTAGTGGACATCCTGATAAGGTTTGTGACCAAATCAGTGATGCAATACTAGATGCTATATTAGAACAAGATAAAAACGCAAGAGTAGCTGTTGAAACAGCCATCAAGGATGATTTCGTATTAGTCTTTGGCGAGGTTACAACAACTGCAAAAGTTGATTATAAAGAAGTGGCAAAGAGCAAACTTAAAGAAATAGGATATGATGAAACATTTAATGTCCTAGAAAAGATTAGTAGACAATCACCTGATATCGCACTTGGTGTTGATTCAAGCGAATCTCATGAACAAGGTGCTGGTGATCAAGGGATTATGTTTGGTTATGCATGTAGTGAAACAAAAGAGTTAATGCCACTACCTATTATGCTAGCAAATCAAATCTCGAAAGAAATGGATAAGGCTAGAAAAGAAAAGTATTCACACATCTTTGGTCCTGACGGTAAATGTCAAGTTTCAGTTGAATATGAAAAGGGCAAACCTAAAAAGGTTAAAACAATTGTTGTTTCAGCTCAAACAAAGTCATGGATTAATAGAGAATTATATGAGGATATCATTATCAATGAAGTATTAACTAAAGTCCTAGATGAAAAAGCGATTCGTGAAGCTGAGATTCTTATCAATCCAACAGGTGAGTTTGTTATTGGTGGACCTTATGCAGATTCAGGTTTAACTGGTCGAAAGATTATCGTTGATACTTATGGTGGATACGCTAAACATGGCGGTGGAGCGTTTTCTGGCAAGGACGTAAGCAAGGTTGATCGCAGTGGGGCTTATTATGCTAGGCACGTAGCAAAAGCCGTTGTTAGGGCAAAATTAGCGGACAGGTGCGAAATTCAGCTTGGGTATGTGATTGGTATATCTAATCCAGTAAGTATTCATGTAAACACCTTTAACACAGGTATCATTGAAGATGAACGAATCCAGGAGTTAATTGCTCAAGTATTTAATTTTAGACCTCATCACATCAGAAAAGAACTTGAACTAGATAATGTTAGGTTTCAGGATTTAGCAAAGTATGGACACTGTGGTAGAGAAGACTTAAATGTACGTTGGGAATCAGTAGATGCTAAAGCAAATGAATTGAAGGAACTATATGGGAAAACCAAAAGAGCTTCACAGGTTCTATAAGTCGAAGGCTTGGTTCATTGCTCGCAATCTTAAAACAAACGCAACACAGGGCAAGTGTGAGCGGTGTGGTGCGATTGGTGAAGAGGTTCATCACAAGATTAGGTTGACTGTAGATAATGTGAATGAAACAAACATAAGTCTCAATCAGGATAACTTAGAGATGTTATGTAGGGATTGTCATAATGATGAGCATGGGAGATTCAAAAAGAAAGATGTAATGTTTGATGAGGATGGGAATTTCATAGGATAACTGGTATAATTGTAATAAAAAGGTGGATATTTAATCTTGAAAAAAATCTTATATCATTTATTAAAAAACCGAAAACTGTATTTATTGCTATTTATATTACTCACAGTTACAACTGGATTTATTTACTTTCTTTCACGTACAAATAATCAAAACTCTAATCTACAAATAATGTCAGATGTGTCAATTGCATTAACGCTGACAATTTCAATTACATTATCAATTAGTTTTACCTTCAACTTTAATGTTTCAGGAGACTTAGTATTTAATAAAAATATTAATGGGATTGAGACTAATGAATTAAAAACCAGCATAAAAACATTAACAGAAATAAAAGAAAACATAGGAAACATAACTAACTTATTATTAGATTTGAAAAAAAGTGGCGACGTTAATCAAATTTTTAAATTTAACAAGAATAATTTTTTGAATATATACACTATCCATCAAAGTATAGAAAAGTTAGTGTTGGAGTTAAAAAAAGATATTTCGGTATTAACTGATTCAATTGCAGTAAAAAGTTTTGATGAGATGATTTCTTATATTGAGGCTTTTATTAACTTTATATACGCTTCATTTTATGTTTCATCACTATTACCATCACACAAAGTCCCAATTGAAGCACTCAGTATTGAGCGTATTAATGATTATTCAATAATATCAGGTAAACTACTTGAAGGTATAAATATTGAATACAAAAAGTCGATCCCCCCACTACTAAAAAAACTAGACTCATAAGGGTACCGCATGGGTGGGCTCTTAAAAAACGCAAGGCAAAAATTTTGAAAATCTAGAAATCAAATCAAGTCACATTGTTGACTTTTTTGTTGCTATTTATCCTCTTTTGAGTGATATATATTACTACCTTAGGAGGTAATCAATATGGTTAAAATTGGAGATAGAATTAGAATTGTAAATATGAAGGGTGAAGAGCACTACAAAGGTTTAGAAGGTGTGATTGAATTCATTGATGGAATCAATCAGCTTCATGGCACATGGGGTGGTTTAGCAGTGATCCCTGGTGAAGATGAATTTGAAATCATACAGAAGGCATGTGTTGTTTGTGGAGCAGGTATTGAAGGGCATGGAAATAATCCATCACCAATCAATGGGGATACATGCTGTGATGATTGCAATATGAATGTAATTATCCCACTTCGAGTATTCTGGAATGATAATAATCAACATCAAGCTTTGATAATGTATGAAAACAACGGTATTCAATTTATCAAACCAGAAGGTAAATTTTTCACATTAGAACAACTACAGCAAGCAGTGAAAGGATACATTGAAGTTCATCCACACAAAGTACCAAACCACTTAATCTTAGTGAATGAAGAAGGTCTGATGAAAAATATGAAGCCCAATCGATTAGCGAGCTTAGCATTGGGTATAAAAGTAGTTGGACCAACGTTAATTTGCCCAACTAAACTAATGGAATGAGGTATTGAAATGTCAAGAATAAAAGAAGTGAGCATTGAGGTTGAGCGACTAAGGTCGCTTTTTTCATCAGTTGATGAAACCAAAACACAACTAGTTGATAGCCTAATTGAGCAAGCTGCATTCATGAAAGTTGAACTTGGAATCCTTCAAGAACAAATAAGAAAGCATGGTGCTGTTCAGGTATCAACTAAGGGAACTCAAAGACAAACCGAAGCAGCGAAGTATTACACAAAACTAGTTAATTCATATGGAACTGTAATAAAGACACTTAATTCCATAATGGGCAAAAACATTATTGATGAAGATGATGAGTTTGACAAGTTCATAGGTAGAATGTCAGAATGAACTACTTATTGAAATATTATGATGAGATTCAAAAGGGAAATATCATAGCTGGAAAAGAACTACTGACAGTCCTAGAATCACTCATTAAAGATATGGATAACCCAAGATACATTTTTGATGAACGTCCTGGGAATATTCGAATCGAGTTTATTGAGACCTTCTGCAAACATACTAAAAGTCCATTTAATGGAGAACCATTCATACTAGAATTATGGGAAAAGGCAGTACTTCAAACGGCATATGGATTTAAAATGGCGGACACCAATTTAAGAAGGTTTAATGAAGTCTTATTGTTGATTGCCAGAAAGAATGGTAAGACAACATTTATTGCAGGCATTGACTTAGCTGAGTTTTTCTTATCTAAAGGTGGAGTTGATATCGTATGTGCATCAAATACATCTGAACAAGCGAATATCCTATTTGAAGAAATCAATAACATGAGAGAAGGATCGAAAGCACTATCGAATGAAAAAAGAAGTAAAAAGAATATCTTTCATATTTACTCGCCAAAAACGAAAAACAAGATAAAAAAACTATCTGCACAATCTAGAAACAAGGATGGCTACAATATAGAGGTTGGATGTATTGATGAGGTTCATGAAATGACTGATTCGAAAGTCTATGATGCCATCAAGCAAAGTCAATCTACCAAAGAAGAACCTTTGATTTTCATCATTACAACTGAAGGTAATACTGTAGGTGGGTTCCTAGATAGTAAACTTGATTATGTAAGAAAGATGATCAAAGGTGAGATCAATGATGAACGTGTGCTTCCCTGGCTGTATACTCAAGACTCAATTAATGAAATATATGAAGATAAGAGTACATGGCAAAAAAGTAATCCAAGCATCGGAACGGTTAAGACATATTCTTATCTGGACGACTTGATGAACAAATCCAGGCATGACTTAGCAACACGAGTAACGATGCTTTGTAAAGACTTCAACGTTAAACAATTAGAACAAGGATCATGGTTGACTTATAATGATCTAAACAATGAAGCAACGTATGATATCAATGAGCTAAGAAATAGTTACGCCATTGGAGGTGTTGACTTATCATCAACCACCGACCTTACAGTTGCACTCTTGCTGCTAATCAAAGATGGTAAGAAGTATGTTATACCACAATTCTTTATGCCGAGTGAAGTTATTAAACGCAGAAAAGAAGAGGATAATGTACCGTATGATATTTGGGTTCAAAGAGGATTAATTACTGTAACTGAAGGTAATCAAAATGACTTCACACTTGTGACACAGTGGTTTCTAACAATGATAAGAACCTATGAAATTAGACCTCTATGGGTAGGTTATGATCCCTGGAATAGTCAGTACTGGACTAAAGAAATGGAAGACTTAGGTTTTGAAATGGAGAAAGTCAGACAAGGAATATATTCTTTATCAGAACCTATGAAACAGCTCGAAGCTGATTTGAAGAATGGAAATGTAATCTATAACAACAATCCAATTATGAAGTGGAACTTATCAAACACGCAAGCGAAGATTGATATCAATGGAAACATTCAACCATCAAAACTTGGAAGTAAATATAAAAGGATTGATGGAGCTGTAGCACTCATCATCGCCTATGCAGTATTAAATAGATATAAGATAGAATATGAAAACATGATTTAATGGAGGATGCTATGGCTATTTTTAAACGAAAGAAGAAACAAGGAACAGCTGAGTCCTTTAAATTTGTAAATGAAATAAATCTACCACTTACAAGCTTTGGAAATAACATCTCAAAATCGGATGTCGTAAAGATTGCGATTGATAGGATAGCAAGCCAGTGTGCAAAACTAAAACCACGATATATAAAGAAAGCAAATGACAAGACAGTTGCGGAGAAATCTGGCAAACTGTCTTATATTTTAAAGCATCAACCAAATGAGGTCATGACTCCTTACCAATTTATTTATATGGTGATTACGACACTACTCATGAACGACAATGCATTTATCTATCCTATGTTTGATAGTACAACCGGTGAAATTAAAGCTCTTTATCCGCTTAAACCATCCATTGTTGAACCAATCATAGATTCAGGTGGTAGTTACTATTTAAAGTTCAGCTTTGATAGAGAAGAATCTTTCACGATTCCATATGAGAACATAATTCACATTAAAAGGTTTTATCATACGAATCAGATCTTTGGTGGATCAAGTTCAAAAGGTGACCAAGAAGCACTCTTAAAAACAATTCAAATAAATGAGAATGTGCTTCAAGGTATCGATAATGCTCTTAAGAGTTCAATGCAAATCAAAGGACTACTCAAAATGAGTGCTATGTTAAGTGAAACAGATAAAAAGAAACAACTTGATTCATTCAATGAAATATTAAAAGAGTCTATCAAAAATAAAGGCAGTTCAATTATTCCTGTCGATTTAAAAGGTGATTATGTACCTTTAACAACAGATCCAAAGCTAATTGATAAAGATACCTTAGAGTTTTTACAATCGAAAATCCTAGATTACTTTGGTGTATCAGTTCCAATATTCAATTCCAAATATACAGAAGATGAGTTCAACTCATTTTATGAACAAACCATCGAGCCTTTAGCCATTCAAATGTCTGAGGCTTTTTCTTTAGGCTTGCTTACTCAAAATGAAATCATGCGTGGTGAAGAGATTATCTTTTACAGTGAAAGACTTCAATACGCATCCTGGAACACAAAGGTTACAGCGATTGAAAAGCTCATGGGTTTAGGCATTATGTCATTGAATGAATCAAGAGGGTTGTTGGGACTTGAACCGGTAGAAAACGGTGATAGAAGATTACAATCACTCAATTATGTCGATGCTACTAAGGCAAACGAATATCAAGTAGGGAAGGATGATTTAAATGAAAGTAACAATTAACGGTAAGGTTTCAAAAGATGTATTAAATACGGTCTTAGAAGAACAGAAAGACAAGATTAATACAATCGAAACCTTTTGTAAGACACACAAAATTAATGAGTTTTCATACAAGGACAATGAACTTGAATACGTGTATGAAAAACAAGTAGCAAAACTTAAGGAGGTTGAGAAGCGATGAAGAAAGAAACCAGAATAGCAGAAGTCAGGCTTGAAGAAACTGATGACAAGATGATCTTAGAAGGATATGCGATCGTTTATGATGAACCCACTCTAATTGGTGATGAATCGTATGGATTTATCGAAAGCATTAGTAGAAGTGCAATCACCGATGCAGCTATTAAAGATGTGCCAATGAAGTATAACCACATGGACTCATTTTTAATCATCGCTCGAACTAAAAACGGCTCACTTACTTTAACAAGTGATGATGTCGGATTAAAGGTTAGAGCTGAGTTACTTGATACACAAAGCAATCAAGATATTTTTAAGATGGTCAAATCAGGCTTGTTGGATAAGATGAGCTTTGCATTTGTTGTGAGTGAACAGGAATGGAATCGTGATGGTGATATTCCAAAAAGAACTATCAAAAAGATTGAACGTTTATATGATGTTTCAATCGTTGACACACCCGCTTATGATAAGACTTCAATTTATGCTCGTTCTTTAGAGGCTATGGACTTAGAACTAAAGACTATGGATTTAGCAGAGAAAAATATGAAGGCGGAACTTATAAGAAAAAAACTAAATTTAAAAATAAAAATAGGAGAATAAGAAGATGAATTTAGAAAAAAGAAGTAATGAAATTAAAGCACGCATCACTGAAATCAAAGGTTTGATTGGTGCGGAAGTAACACTTGAAGTGTTAGAACAATTAGAAGCTGAAGTTGATGAATTGAATAAAGAGAAAGATACAATCGAAAGAAAGCTCGCTATTCAAAACAAGACAAAAATCAATCCAGTCGTTATTGAAAGATCTAATCAAGTGGATAAAGATCAATTAGAAACTCGTGGTAAGAATTTAAGAGAAAGCAGAGTCATTCAAGTTTCAAGTGAAGAGATTCTGTTACCAGAACACATTGCTGATGGCATTGCACCACATCCATTCGCACAAGTATCTGCCTTAGTGGATAAGGTGAAAGTTGTTAACTTAAATGGTGGGGAAACCTACAAGAAGTCATTTGTTAAAGGCAGTGGCACAGCTGGATTAACTGCTGAAGGTGAAGCTTATTCTGAGACTGAACCAGAGTATGGTTACTTAACGATTACTAAAGTTAAAGTGACAGCTTATACAGAAATCACTGAAGAGTTAGAAAAACTACCTAACTTACCGTATCAAGCTGAAGTTTTAAAGAACATTAATCTATCCCTTAAAAAGAAGATTAGCGAACAAATCTTAAGAGGTCCAGGTACATCTAATACATTCACAGGAATCTTTAGTGATAAAGCAATCGCTCTATCGGATACTGCCGATTTAGAAATCACATCGATTACTGACTCAACATTAGATGACATCATCTTTGCTTATGGTGGCGATGAAGAAGTCGAGGGTGGCGCATACCTAATCCTTAACAAGAATGATTTAAGAGCATTCGCTGGTTTACGTACTGCAGAAGGTAGAAAAGTACACACGATTGACTACATTAACAACACGATTGATGGTATTCCATACATCATCAATTCTCATTGTAAGGCTATTTCAGATACAAATACTGTAGCTGGAGAATACGGTCTAGCCTATGGATCCTTACTCAATTATGAAGTACCTGTTTTCTCACCTGTAGAGATTAGCAAGTCTAATGATTACAAATTCAAAGATGGCATCATTTGCTACAAAGCATCCGTATTTACAGGTGGTAACGTTGTAGGTTATAAAGGTTTCTTAAGAGTTAAAAAGAAAGCCTAAGCACCAATAGAATAGAGGTTAGAATATGGGACTACTTGAAACAGTAAAAAAATCATTATTGATTCCAATCAGTGAAACGTATGCTGATGATGAATTAAATAATCATATTAGTGCATGTAAAAACTTACTCGTATCTACAGGGATTACATTATATGTTGTAGAGAACCATCCATTAGCTCATTCGCTAGTGGTTATTTACTGCAAGACCTTCTTTGGTTTTAAGGCAGATGGGTCTGTTAAAGACCTACCGAAGAGTTTTGACATGTTGTTGAGTCAATTAGCTTTATCAAGTGGTGAGTATCATGTTTCCGAGTAGTCCCAATATTCGACTGTCGTTATTAAAGATCACATCGATGAAAGATGAGATCGGCAATCAAGGTTTTGGGTTCATATCAAAAAAAGAAGTCATTGGTATATCTAAGTCAGTAACGTCTAAAGAATACTATGAAAGTAAGAAGAACGAGTACAAGGTAGACATGGCACTCAAAATACAAAGCTTCTTGTATGACGGAAGCAAGTATGCAATCATCGATGATTTAATTTATCAGATTGAACGAACCTATCTACAAGGTCAGTTTTTAGAACTCTACTTGGTGGAAACAAAAATGAAGGTGAGTGATATTCATGGCTACATTGAATGACTTTGTCGATGAAATTAATCATGAAATATCAGAATATGCTGAATCAGTTAAAAAAGAACTTGAACAGAAACTTGATGAAACAGCAACTTTGATATTAGAGTATGTCATTTCTAATACGCCAAGAAGTGGTAGAAAAGGTGCGATGGCCGATGAGTTTGTTAAAACTGACATTGGTGAAGGTCACACTAAAACAATCGTTATTCATGCAAAAGAAAAAGGTAGATTGGTTCATTTGATTGAATTTGGTTTTCAACATAAGAGTGGAAAGTATGTCGCAGCAAGACCGTTCATGAGACCTGCATTCGATTACTTTACACCTAAAATGCTGGATGATATCAGGAGGATTATACGTGGGAACTAAAGAAAGATTAACATACGTTTATGGACTCCTAAATCAAGTGCTACCAGGTAATGTGCATTATGCTCTTTATGTAACTGATAATGCTGAACCACCTTTTATTGTCTATCAGGAATTAAATAAAAATCCAAAGGTCTATGCGGATGATTCGTATTTAATTAGGCAAGTGACGATTCAAATAACGCTTGTTACCAAAACAAAAGATACAACAATTGAATCTGATTTAGAAGAAGTATTACAAAATGCAGGTATTGATTTTAGAATGATTAGCGAATATTCACTAATTGATACTGGCATTTATCGAATTTATGAAATAAAGATGGAGGAATATAAAAATGAGCAATAAAGTAACATTTGGACTTAAGAACGTCCATTATGCAATTGCAACACCAACCGAAGATGATACTTGGGACTTTGGCACACCTAAAAAACTACACGGAGCTCAAGAACTCAGTGCTGAAGTCATTGCAGGTAAAACAGATGTTTACGCAGATGATAAAATTGTCGCAACCCTAGCTTCAAGTAGTGGATCCAATATTACCTTAAAGTTAACAGAACTTGACGATGATTTCAAAGTGGATATTTTAGGGTTTGCAAGAGATTCTAATGGCAATCTAGTAGAGATTGTTAATCATAGAACCAAAACATTCGCACTTGGTTATGAGATTCAAGGTGATGTAAAATCAAGACGTATTTGGTATTTCTTGTGTACTGCAAGTCCAGTTAGTGATGCGACTAAAACAAAAGCAGAATCAATCGAACCGAATGCGGTTAGTATTACAATTACAGCAAGACCAATTGAGGTTGGAAACGTATCTGTGATTAGAACGATTGCAAAATTTGGTGACACAAATTATCAACAGTTCTTTGCACAAGTTCCAACACTACCTGTTATAGGTGTTTAGTATGGAAAAAACAATTAATCTAAGAGGTGAAGATCTTAAACTAAGGTCTTCACTTTTTACTATTATCTCTTATCGTAGTGTATTTGGTACTGAATTATTTAGTGACATTAAGAAACTAGAAAACCTTAATAAGGATGAAACGGATGCAGCATTAGTCATCGATATTCTTTTTAGAATCATCTATATTTTGCATAAGCCTTACACAAAAAAGAGCTACGATGAGTTCTTGATGGACTTGGATTTTAGTGTCTTATCTGATGTGAAGGAACTTGAAAAGATTTCAAATACAATCACCTTAATGTTAGGTGGTAATGAAGGTGCACAGGACCCAAAGTAGATATACAAGATGAGCAAAACACAACCGCCAATATCATTTATAACCTTGCTCATCTTGGTATCTCAATTAAGGATACAGAATATTTTGATATTGATGTTTATGCAATGCTTATTGAACTCGAGGTCAAAACACTATCCAATGAGCCACAAACAAAAAGAGCGACTCAAAGAGACATAGATTTATTCTTATTATAAAGGTAGGTGAGTATGATGGCAGAGACAATTAAAGGCATAAATATTAAGTTGAGTCTTGATGGCAAGGATCTTGACAATGAGTTAAAAGAGATAAATAAAGAGCTCAAAGAACAACAAAAAGACCTGCGTGCCATTAATACAAACCTAAAGTATGACAATTCAAACGTTGAGCTTTGGCGTAAGAAACAAACCCAATTGAATGAGATGCTTGAAATGACCAAAAAACGCTTAGATACGCAAAATAAAGCGTTAGAAAAGGCAAAACAAGGTCTCAAACTTGGTACAACATCAGATGCTGAATTTAGAAAAGTTCAACGCAATGTGTCTTACAGTGAATCTGAAGTAAAAAGACTTAATAACGAACTTGATAAAACAAAATCAAAGATTAAAGATTTAGGCAATGCTAAGTTTGATAATATCGCAAAAGTTGGTAGTACCTTAACCAAAAGTCTAACAGTTCCAATTCTCGGAGCAGTGACTGCTTTAGGTGCACTTGCTAAAAAAGGTGCTGATACTGCAGATGCCTTAAATGATACAGCTCAAAAAATAGGGATGTCTATTGAAGCACTACAAGAGTGGAATCACGTAGCGACTATCGCTGGTACTGAGACTGGTAGTTTGGAACGTGCTTTTGTAAAAGTTAACTCAATACTGGCTGATATTGCCTTAGGTGATGTTAAGAATATCGCAGGTCCACTTCATGCACTTGGCATTTCAATGGAAGACCTAGAAGGTAAAGACACGAGTGAAGCTTTCGAGATAATGAGAGATGCCTTATCTAAAGTAGAGGATCAATCTTTAAAGACTGCACTTGCTAACCACTTATTTGGTGACAAGTTAGGTTCTGAGCTGCTTCCAATGCTTAATATGGAATCAGAAGCAATAAACGAGTTAAGAGAACAAGCAAGAGCACTTGGTATCATTACAAGTGAACAAGCAGAAACAACTGGTGCATTTAATGATTCTCTGGATCGACTCAAACAATCAACCACATCACTTACAGTTGAACTTGCAGTTGCACTTGTTCCTGCAATGCAATCTGTCGTTGAAGCCATCACAAATAAACTCATTCCTGCAGTAAGTAACATGATTTCATGGTGGACGAATCTTAGTAGTGGCACACAGCAACTGATTGGTTTCTTAGTTGGACTCGTGGCTGCCGTTGGACCCGTATTAACCATCATCGGTAAAGTTGGTCCGATATTAAAGATAGTAGCTGTTGCTTTAAAAGGTGTCGGTGCTGCTGGAGCGATTGCTGGCATAGGTATAAATGCTGCAACCTTAGGGATTGGTGCTTTGATTGCGATTGTCGTTATGGCATTGATGCGTAGCGAAAAGTTCAAAGAACTATTAGAAAAACTCATGGAGACTTTTATGAGACTCCTAGAACCTATCATGCAGATAGTTGAAGTTTTAATGGATGCATTAATGCCTATTGTAGAGATAGTGATCAATATATTCACAAGACTAATTGACTTATTAGTTCCGATCATCGATATGATCTTAGCTCCAATGATTAAGCAACTTGAATTTCTAGGTGATATCTTTGAAATGATTTCACCACTCATTGAAATGGTAGGTAATGTTTTACAAGCCATACTTGTACCTGCATTTAAGGCATTAGAGTTCATTTTAAATCCGATATTGGACATATTAGAAACGATTATCGGATTCTTCACAAAGATATTTGATTTTGCTGGTAGTGTTGGTGATGTTGTTGGTGGTGCCTTAGGTGGCATCAGTGATTCGATTGGAAATGTTGTCGGTGGTATCGGTAATTTTATCGGAGATGTAGCAGGAAAAGTTGGCGATTTTGTAGGTGGTGTAGCCGATAAAGTCACAGGTATTGCTTCAAATGTGGTTGATACGGTATCGAACTTTGCTGGTGGTGCAGTTAAAGGTGTAACAGATGTTGCAAACAATATCGTCGATGGCGTTTCTAACTTTGCTAATAATACCAAAGAAAAAGTTGGTGGCATATTTGGTAAGGTTGGCGGCTGGTTTAGTGATACATTCAATCTCAAAAAGACTTCAAATACAAGTAACCAAACATCCAATAAGAGCACAACCAATAATGCAATCACCATCAATACAACTGCATCCACTTTTGATATTGATTCAATCAACAGAGCGTTAGGTGGTAAGTTTATATGACAAGAAGATTTTACTTAGAGAATGAACATGGCCAACAATTCCATTTCAAATATCATAGTGGTGTCTTACTATCGAATGTTATAGGATTAGGTTTTCAACTCAATATGACGTACTTGAAATATGGTCATATCCATAAAACAGTCAAAAGAGAAACGCCTTTATCAGAAATAAGTGGACTACTCAATTTCATGGATGGGTATCAAGGTTATCAACGATTTATCGACTACTTAAATCAAGGTCGAGATAATTTGAAACTATACTATGTTTCCAATGACATAAAGTATGTTCACGTTGACGTGGTTTCATTAAGTAAAGCAGAGATAAAAACTGGATTATTAAGCTGTGAAATTACGTTGAACAAAAAGAGTTATTGGATTAAAGAAAGACAAATCATCATTGATATAACTGAAGTGCTTGATGGCAAGGTTTATCCTTATCCATATGCTTACACGTATCAGATTACACAAGAAGGACGAACCACGATTGATGTGGGTGGTTCATTTAATGCAAATGTGATTATTGAAATGGAAGGGTCAGTCGATCATCCAGAGATCAATGTGATCCAAAATGGGACACTAGTCTCAAGTCTAAGACTGAACTTAGTTGAAGAAGATATCAAAATACGAATATCATCTGTAGCAGATAATAAGTATTTGAAAATGATTAAGAATGACATTGAAACAGATATCTACGCATACCAGGATTTTGAGAAAGATAATTTTATCGAGCTAAAACCAGGTAGAAATACGTTAGAGTTTAAATCTGGTGTAATGGCAGATACGTTATGTAAAGTTCATATCTTTGAATACCATCTGGGGTGATTCTTATGGACTTGATTATATTAGATCACTTGAATTTCACATATAAAGATCATGCTTATATAGGTGATGAGTTTGAAATTATACATGACATCGTCATTACGCAAAAATCACATTTCAAATTAAACAAAAGCAAGCTTAATGTTGCAGTTGGTGATTATGTTTATGTAAAAGAAGATAATGGCTACTTTGGTATCGTAGAAAATATCGAAGATGAAAAAACGCATCTTGTTTTTGCCAGTGTTGATTTTAAAGAGCTATTCAAAGTTGAAGTGTTAGTCGAAAGTTTCAATGGTAATGTGGCAACATATATCGAAGAAATTATTAGAAAAACATTTCTTCAAAATAGTGATATCAAGCAAAACTTAAACTACCTAAGCATCAGTGTGGAAACATCGAAGCTGGGTAGTTTTGTTTTTGATGCAGATAAAGTCATGACGATTTATGAATTATTGGAACTAGCTAACCGGATGTATGGCGTCTATATCAAACATGAAGTGGTATTTAATGCGGGTAGTTTTAGTGGTGTTTTAATAAGAATCGTTAATGTAACAAGAGGTTTAAAAATTAAAGCAGATAACCTCATCTTAGAAGACTTAATCATCAATGATTCAAGTAAAGAAAGCACAAATAAGGCTATTTATTATCCAAAAACGAGTAACTTATTCTTTAAAGATACAGTTATCTATTATCTATTAACTGATGGCACTATAACCAAAGATAATACAAGTAATCTAAGATATCCAAAAGTCATATCAAAAATTGAAACATATTCAGATAATGATTACTTAGATTTAGATACAAAAGTTCGTTCAGTTCTAAGTGTTGATAAAACAGATCATCAAATCAGTTTTATGATCCAAAAAAAGAATCACTCGTTAGATGTTTTAAGAACATTAGATATTGGTGATTTCGTTGAGTTTATTTATAAGGGTAAACGCTATGATTCTTTGGTTACGGGCATTAAGTATGTGAACACTTTTGAAGTAGCAACAATCACACTTGGTGAGTATCGTTTAAAGCTCACTGAGAAGATTCAAATATTGAGCAAGAACGTAAATAGTAAGGTCGGAAATGTCACAGTAAACAATAGTGGTTATTCTGATTTAGATGGAGGAGAGTTTTAATGGGTGTACAAAAAATAACCTTTGATGGTTCAAGCGTCACATCAAAACATGATGCAGATTTAAATGACTTTATATTTTCAGTGGGAACTGGTGTCTTGCAGGGGAGTAGAGGTAGCGTGTTTTATACACTTGCTAACAATACCATTACATTTGAAGATGGCTATGTCATGGTTCAAGGTAGGTTAATCTATATTGAAAATAATACGCAAGTCACTGTTACACCAAATGGTAATCGACTAGGATATGTGGTTTTGAATGTAGATTTAACCAATAATGAAGTCTCAATCTATGTAAAAGAACAAGCATCTACCTATCCTAATTTAGTTCAAAATGACTTAAGTAGTGGTCAAGGTCAGTATGAGTTTGCATTATGTGCCTATTCCAAAACAACCACATCAGTAACACTTAATAACCAGTTTAATAGACAAACTTTACTGAATGCAGACAGTCTGGTCTACAACCTTGAACAAAAGATTAGAAATCAAACATCACCAACTATCATTAATCCGACATTCATTTCTCAAGGTGTTTATCGGATAAGTAATTATTATTCAAATGATTTAATGCGAGCTTTTATTGTGATTGTTTTAAGTAATGGAGCGGTTGTAAATTTACCAGGACCTTTGATATTTGAAGTACTGGGTTCTAATACTTCTGTAGGTTACACATACAACGGTATGTCATACTCAATGTTTGTCTCATATCAAAATGGCAATACAACTTTTACATGTGGCTCAACGACTCATACAATTAATCGAGTCATCATATATCGTTTCTAAGGAGGAAATAAAAAATGGCAGTTATACAAATTAAAAGAAGAACGTCTGCTGGTACAGGACCCATTGTGGGCACAGCAGGTACGATTAAAGCCGGTGAACCTTTAATCGATTTGAATGGGACAAATCTATATATATCAAAAGCTGATAAAACTGGTTCAAGTGCGAATCCATTAACGAGCAATGACTATATTGAGTTTGCAAGTAAAGCTAATGCTGAAGCTACGATGGATTCAAAGATTAGTGCACTTGGACTTGGAACAGCTTCCAAAAAGAATACAGGTACAACGAATGGTACGGTGCCTTTAATTGGTGCAGATGGGAAACTTCCAACATCTATTATTCCAGCTGTAAGTCCAGTAACAAGTGTTAACTCTAAAACCGGTGCAGTTGTCATCACTTTGGCTGAACTTGGTGGTGTTGCAGCAAGTACATATAATGCTCATGAATCCAGTAACCTTCACTTAACAGACGATCAACGCACAAAGATCTCAAATATTAAGAATGTCGCTTTGATGCAAGGTGTAGGTGCTAAGTTCGATACGACAAAGGCATCATTCGATGCATCAGTTCTTGATAATGGATTAGTACTCCATAGTATTCAGGATACAAACTATAATCCAGTTAAAACTTTTTATTACATCGGTATAGATAAAACAAAAGTACTCACACCAACATCGGTTATTGATGGCGGAACATACTAATGGCTATCATCAGAGTTAAAAGAGGCACATCGGTTCCAACCACAAGCCATTTGACTCAAGTTGGTGAGCTGGGTTTCGATACAACAAATAATGAATTATACATCAGAGGTAACAGTAGTGTTATTAAAATAGGTGGTGGATTCTCATTGCTATATGAGGGTAATCTTTCGATACCTACGACCATTACAGCTAATAACATTTCGCTCAATAGATCGATTAATCTATACGATAAGATCCTAGCGTTTGAGGTTAGAGCAGTTACAGCCACAGATTCTTATGAAACACATATTGTTTACGGTAGGATGGGTACGAATAGCACAACATCAGCAAGTCCAACATACGATAGACTTTATTCATGGACTACCTTCGATGGCCAATATTTCAAAACACATTCATTCAAAGCATATGTTTCAAACTCAATCTCAAATACGATGACGATTGGATATTTAAGACATTTGATTGGAAACTTTAGTGGCACATCAATCGCATGGACTACGAACACATCAACAACTGTTTACTTAGAACGTATTTGGTTGGTTAACTAGTATGGCTTATACATTAACCATCCATAGTATAAGTCCTACAAGTGCTGCAAACACAGGGAATGTCGGATTAGTCATCAATTTCACTTTATCAGGCAGTGGGTTTTCACTCCCTGGTTTTTCTTTAAGTTTGTATGATGCATTAACTGGTGGAACTTATGTAAAGTCTTTATATTATGATGACATCAATGATTTACAAAGTGGCATGGCTAATACTGTTTCATTTTCAGGGGTTAGTCCAGGAACCTATTATGTTGAAGTATTCTTTAAAGCTCCAGGATCAATAAGAAGATCTATCACAATTACAGGTTCATCAGGTGCTACTGAACAGATTACATTAAATGGAAGTAAAGTCACATCAAACTCGCTAAATGGGAGTCAAATTACAAATGAAACAGTTAATGGAGTCAAAGTATATGGCTCTTAATAAGAGGAGGAATTAAATATGGCAATAATTAAAAACTTACAATCAAGGGTAGGTGTTGATGTCAGCTATCACCGTATCATCGGTATAAACATGAATTATCGAAGTAGAAAGATTATACTTTGCGTAGCATCCTACATTTCAAAGGATATAAGGTTCGATAATTGTGAGCCTTTAGAAGTCGTCGATATTGAAGTACCAGAAGTTGATTTTGATTTATTCATTAACGAAGATCCAAGAGGTATTGCATATCTTTGGCTAAAAGAAAACGTTGAGGGATTTGAACAATCAACGGATGATATAGAAGTAGAGGAGGATGTATGATGCCCAGAAAGTTTACCAACAGCAAGCTGACAGAAATCGTTGTGAACATGTTTGCTATGAATGAGGTCATGTTTATTTATTACTGTGGTTCAGATAACTACAAGACGAAACAAAAGAAGTCTGATACCGATTTAACGGTTGTTTTAAACAACTTCAAAGGTATTATTCATGCTTCAATTGATGGTGTGGATATATTTGCTTATGGATATGAGGATTTTTTACAAAGACAGTCTATTACCGATACATTACCACTTTACAACCTGATTCACTCGGATGATGTGATCAACATGGCGGACAATTTGATCTATCTAAATCCAAGTTATCAAACAGAATACAACAATATCATTGCTTTGAAGTTTGAAGATGTACTACCTCAATACCTTGATGCAGTCATTGACTACTTCAATCAACTCGTCAATGTTGAAAAGGTGATCGTCAAAAGAAGTTATCACATTATTAGAATTAGGGGTATTTTAGAGAAATACTTAGAAACAGGAAAATACGATGTCAACCTAAATGAGGTGTGGTTAAACAAAGTATTTGAACATAAGAAAAACTGGGATAAAGAGTTAAACACACCAGAACACTTAACCCAGTTAAAAACATATCTTGATGAAATAATTACAATTAGAGAAGGTTTGAGAACGTGAAAGTTAAATACTTAATATTAACAATTGTAGGATCCTTAGGTTCCTTAGCCTCATACCTATTTGGAGGATTTGATAAATTGTTAATCGCACTCATAATCTTCATGATTATTGATTTTCTATCTGGTTTAATCTTAGCAATCGTATTTAAGAAGAGTAGTAAAACAAAAAATGGCAGAGTGAGTAGTGAAGCAGGTATTAAAGGACTAGCTAAGAAAATATTCATTTTGTTTTTAGTTGCTTTAGCTGAACAGCTAGATATTGTATTAGGTACGAATCTTGTAAGAGATGGAGCAGTGATAGCCTTCATATCGATGGAGGGTGTAAGTATCTTAGAGAATTCAACGCTTGCAGGATTGCCTGTTCCTAGAATGATTAAAAATGCACTTGAAGTGCTAAGTAAAGGTGAGGATAAGAAAGATGAATAATACAGAATTAATAACGACCATCATCAGTGTGATACTTTCACTTGTATCTATTGGATTAGGTTACTGGTCAAAGAGAAACTCGAAAGCAAAAGTTTACTATGAAACGTTTATCAAAGTTGAAGAGCAAATTAGAAAGCTTTGTATTGATGCAGAAAAGAATTATACCAAAGGCGATCAAAAGAAGAAATACGTGATCTCAAATATAAATCAGTTTCTGCTTGATCAGAGGATTACGATTGATATAGGTACAATTGACGGCATTATTGAATCAATTATAGATGTTTCTAAGCAAATTAATCAGTCAAATAAATAGTGACTTTTACAGCCATATTAAGCCATTTAACATTGACTAAAATGCATAAATTTGATATAATAAATATGTAGCATAACATGTCGGTAACCATTCCGCTTGTTATGCTACTTTTTTTATTTATATAATCTTAGTATGGTCATAGAGTTGTGGAAAATCAACAACATGACGATATAAAAAGTTGTAAATTGTAAATGAACTGAAAAAAGATTGTTTAAGAGGGTGGTCAAAAGATACCTTAATTCTCCATATGTTGAAGGAGGTAATCTTTATGACAAATCATGATAAAGAGCAAATTAGAAAATTGAGATTAGAAGGTAGTGGTTATGGAAAAATTGCTCAAATTCTAAATCTACCTAAAAGTACAGTCAGCTCATTTTGTAAGACCATGACTAACCAATCATTACTGTGCTTACACTGTAATAAAAAACTAAAACAAACAAAAGGTCATAGACAAAAGAAATATTGTTCTGATGAATGTAGAATGAGTTATTGGAAATCCAATAAAGACAAAATTATTCGCAAGCCTGATTACCTTGTTGAATGTTTTCATTGTCACAAGAGCTTTTCAACTTACCAAAGTTTGAAAAGAAAATATTGTTCACGAGATTGCTACTTAAAAAATAGAGTGGAGAATATAGGCAATGGATAAAGATTCAATCAATTATCTCAATACTATGTTTCAGCTTAGAGTAATGGCGAGACAAGGTTTAATCACTGAGAAAGATTACATTCAAATTGAAGAAAAAATGGCTAATAAATACAATCAAAAAGAAACGAGTTTATATCGTTTAAATGACTTGATAATATCCCCTTTTAGAGTGATTAATATAATACAAGAAAAGGAGTGATATTATGGCAAAAATAAGAGTAATAACAAAGCAACTTGGACTTCAAAAGTTGGTAAATGTTGCTGCATATACAAGAGTATCATCTGACAAGGATGCTATGCTGCACAGTTTGTCGAATCAAGTAAGTTACTTCAGCAGCTATATTCAATCTAACAAGAATTGGATTTACTGTGGCGTTTACTCTGATGAGGCTCAAACTGGAACTAAGAGCAAACGTAGTGCTTTTCAAAGAATGATACAAGATGCAAAAGATGGAAAGATTGACATCATTATTACAAAGTCGATTTCTAGATTTGCACGTAACACTGAAACATTACTCAAGACAATCAGAGAGCTTAAAGAAATCAATGTTGATGTTTACTTTCAAGAACAAAACATCCATACCTTAAGCAATGATGGAGAACTGTTGATGTCCATACTAGCAAGTTATGCCCAAGAAGAATCAAGGGTATCTTCAGAAAATTCGTTGTGGAGAGTAAAGAAGAATTTTAATGAGGGAAAAATCTATGGTGGTAAGAATTGTCTTGGATACAAAATCGTTGATGGACAATTTGAAGTAGTGCCAGATGAAGCTGAGTTAGTAAAACATATATTCAATCTATGTGAACAAGGTTATGGCGATGATAAAATTGCAAAAACGCTAAATGATATGGGAGTTAAATCTTACTTTGGCAACCTATGGTATAGATCATCTGTAAGAGGTGTATTAACGAACTACAATTATACTGGCGATTTGATTCTTCAAAAAACATATCGTGAAAATCATCTGACTAAAACAACCAAAATCAACTATGGTGAAATGGATATGTTTCATGTAGCAAACAATCATGAGCCTATAATTAGTAAAGAGCAATTTCAAAATGTAAAAAGAATTAGAGCAGAACGTTTACCGAGAAATCATAGAGTAGCATTTACACTTCATTCATTCACTGGGTTCCTTAAATGTGGAGTTTGCGGAAGAAGTTATAAACATAAGAAAAACAAGTATTTAGAATATTGGGTATGCTCAACGTATGAGCAATTAGGAAAATCGTATTGTGATTCAAAACAAATTAGAGATGATGTATTAAAAAAGGCAACATGTCAAGTTCTAAACCTAGAAGAGTTTGATACTCAAAAACTAGACCAATTCATAGCACAGATTGAAATCTTAAATGGAAATAAACTTATCTTCAATATGCACAATGGTGAAAAAAGAGAGGTTAATTGGGACGTTCCAAAAAGAAGTGATAGTTGGACTGATGAGATGAAAGAAAAAGCACGACTAGATGCATTGAAACGAAAAACAGTTGCAGGAGGTAGTGAATAATGGCAAAAGTAACGATTATACCATCGAAGATAAATCCAATAACTCAGTTACCTCATAACTCCTTAAACAAAAGAAAAGTTGCAGCTTATGCCCGTGTGTCCACATTACAAGATGAACAAGTAAGCTCTTATGATGCACAGGTGGATTACTACAAGAAGTATATTTCTGAAAGGCAAGATTGGGAGTACGTTGATATCTACACAGACAAAGGCATCTCAGGAACAAATCGAAAAAATAGAGCAGGGTTTAATCAAATGATTGATGATGCCATAAATGGAAAAATTGATTTGATTGTTACCAAGTCAGTCACTAGGTTTGCACGTAATACCTTAGATACGATAAGTGTTACAAGAGAATTGAAATCACATGGAGTTGAGGTTTTCTTTGAAGAACAGAACGTTTATACATTTGAATCGAGCGGCGAGTTAATGCTCACGATTATGGCGAGTATTGCTCAAGAAGAAAGTAGAAACATTAGTGAAAACGTCAAGTGGGGTAAACGAAAGAAATATAATGATGGTATTACATCATTAGCATATAAACATTTCTTAGGATATGATAAACACCCAACTGATCCAAAAAAGGGATTTGTCATAAACGAGCAACAAGCTCAAGTGGTAAGATTAATTTATAAAATGTTCATGAAGGGTAAGACCTTATCATATATTGCAAAGTTCTTAGAAGAACAAGGATTTAAAACACCTATGGGTAAGGAAAAGTGGAGACTATCCACAATTGAGAGTATTCTTACTAATGAAAAGTACAAAGGTGATGCACTTATCTGTAAAACATATGTTAAAGATTTCTTGGATCAAAAACTCATAAAGAACAATGGTGAAGTTGACCAGGTTTATGTTGAAGGACATCATGATCCCATCATTGACCCAACCCAATGGGAACTCGTACAAGCTGAATTAGCTAGAAGAAAGAATCTAAGTAACAGCTACAAATGTAAGAGTGCTTTTTCAAGCAAACTTGTATGTGCTCATTGTGGTAGTTTTTATGGCCAAAAGGTATGGCATTCAACGAGCAAGTATAGAAGACAAGTCTACCAATGTAATGATAAATTTAACAAGAGTCATTCAAAATGCCAAACACCTACAATTACTGAAGATGATGTCATTACAAAGTTCATTGAAGCATACACAACGTTCATGGGCGATAAAAGTAAGGTAATATCAGATTGTAAGGATATAATCAAGATACTCGATGATACAAGTGAGATGGAAAAAGAAATAGGTCATCATACAACCAGAGTAAATGAAATAGTTGTATTGGTTCAAAACCTTATTGACAAAAATGCATCTTTTCCGATGTCTCAAGAAGAATTCCAATCCAAGTATGATGAATATGACGAAGAGTACAAGGAAATAAATGCTAAAGTCAATGAGTTTGAAGAATCAATTAGACATAAAAAAGCACAGTCAAAAAATATCCAAGCATTCATAAGTGATTTAGCAAATAGACCTCGTGTTCTATCTGAATGGGATGAAGAGGTCTGGAACTATCTAGTTGAAAAAGCAATAGTTAATGAAGGTGGTTCAATAACATTCTTGTTCAAAAGTGGCGAAGAAGTTAATGTAAAATAAGTTCAAAAACAAAGTTGCAAACAGCTGCCAAATGAGGTGGCTGTTTTTTTAATTTCCAGTCCAAATAGAGTAGTTTTTATGATATAATTTACATATTGATATTTTAACTTTTTTGACTCGAGGCAATGCCTACATCACATGAGATTATTCAAAGGGGAATGAAATCTTGGATATAAAACCATTATGCTTAAGAATAGCTGATCAACTAGGTATTGATCCATTAGTAATAAAGTTTGAAGAAATGATTGATGATAGCAAACTGTATATAAAAGAGGAATACGTAGCTATCAATAAAAAGTTTGAGAATGATTATGAGGAATGTGCAAAAAGTATCGCACATGAATATAGACATGTTTTTCAAATATTTTATGTGAGTTTATTTTCTAATGAGCGTTCCAAAAGATGGAAAAAAGAGCTACAAGGAGTTATTAATAGTTCAAACATGGATAGTAATGGTAGTAACTACATAGCTCAAGAAATAGAACTGGATGCCTTTGCTTTCACTAAGTACTATCTTGAAGAATTTGAAAACATAAAAGTTGTAAACAGGATTGATAAATTGGATTTATACATTCACGAATATATAAAAAGATCTAAGGATATATTGTAGAGTTTCGTGTGAGATTCAAGAGGTGTTTCAATGGATGAAGCTGTTATAAAAATAATTAAAGTTCTTGTTTTTGGAATAGTGGCATGGGCAATATCAGATGTAGTTTTCAATATTCTTTATGAATCTATTGATAATGCGATTGTATCATCTGGTGAAAATGTAACCTGGCTATTAAAAGCAATGAAAGTTATAGCTGGACTCCTAGCTTATGACGGAGTATCTTTTGCAATAGGTCTTATAACTGCAATAATCACAGTATTTAAACTTAAAGATAACGATTAATATTAAAAAATAAGGAGTATTTTAATGGGATGGATAAAAAAAGGTAAACTTGATAAAGCTGATATGAAAGGACATAATAAAGAAATTGGTCTTTATCGATTAAGTCAAAATGGTGCAACAAAGTATATAGGACGTGCAATAGAGGAAAATAATGGAGGTTTTAGAAAGCGAATTAGTGACTATAGAAGGGAAAGTCATAGTGCTAGAAAGCATAATTCTGGTAAACTGATTAATCAAAATATGAGTAATCTAGACCTAGAAATTATGCCATTAGGAAATACAAGAGCTGATCGTGAAAAAGTGAAAAAAGTTGAAAAAGCTCATAAAGATTATCCTATATCTCGTTCTATGTCGCGTGCAGGAACACCTACTGATAACCCAGTAATTGAATCTTTGATTGGATGGATCAAAGGTGACTTAAAACACTATATCAAAATGCATGACTTCAAAGATATTAATACCGCTATTGAGTTATACATAGATTATTTTAATCATCACAGAGTAGCTTATCGATTAGATTACTTAACACCAGTTGAGTATAGAACAATAAATGGATTTACTTAAGTAATAATAAATGATAAAATAGAAGCAACAAAGGAAAGTTGCATGTCGCTATTTTTATGTCTAGGGTGGTACCTATGTGTCCTAGAAAATCATAGCAGTGCAATAT